CTTGCCAACGATTTTAACGCGGATGATTTGGAAGATTGGGGATTAGAACTGCCAAAAGTTATTGACGAAGTAGAGGATGAACCAAAGATTGATACACAAAAAATTACATTGGAATACACCCCCGATGAATACAACCAAGTAAAAAAAGCATTACAAAAAATAGCATCAACACCCGAACAAGCAGTTTGGAAATTATTAGAACTATGAAAGCATGGAGAGAAACCCGCGACACTACACCACATGACCAAGTGTGGGTATTAATTGACACCAAAGAGGTTGCCTACATTTTAGACGGGCAATGGTATTTGTCAACAGATGATTCACCAATCAATGCACCATATATGTGGATGCCAATTCCACTTTTACCAAACGATTAAAACAATGAAACAACAATGGCAAGGGAAGATAATTTGAAACCGATGCAACCTGGGGAAACCCGTAACCCCAATGGCAGACCCAAGGGAAGCAAAAACCGAAGCACCATTGCACGGAAATGGCTGGAGGTAATGCAAGAAAGTAAAAACCCCATCACGGGTGAATTGGAAAAACTATCCCAAGAAGATTTGATAACCCTTGCAATGATACACAAGGCAAGGAAAGGTGATGTTGGTGCGTACAAACAATTGATGGATTCGGGATTTGGAATGCCCACCCAACAAATTGATGTCACCACCGAAAAGCCCATATTTAACGGAATAAATTTAGATGTTACAACAGACAACAGCCCAGGTCAAGATAAGTAAATTGAGGAAGCGTGTGCGCATCGTTCGCGGTGGTACATCTTCCTCGGTTTAACCCCCATTGCTTCGGTGGTGGGGGTGAGATTCAAAAACATTTAGTATTATTCCCATGCTTATCACATACGCGGTGCAAAACCCAAAGTGTGAAATTAGCGTGGTGTCGGAAACCATCCCGCATTTGCGAAGGGGTGCAATCCGTGACTTTCTTAAAATCATGGACATGGTGGGAATGTATGACCCAAACAAGTGGAACAAATCTTCACTCACTTATACATTCTCAAATGATTCATACATTGAATTCTTTTCAGCGGATCAACCACAAAAATTGAGGGGTGCAAGGCGTGATGTTCTATTTGTAAACGAGTGCAACAACATAGATTGGGAATCATACTACCAACTTTCCATTCGTACAAGAAAGTTCATTTATCTTGACTACAACCCAGTGAATGAGTTTTGGGTGGATTCAGAACTGATTGGTGATAAGGATTCCGAAATGATTGTTTTGACATACAAGGACAACGAAGCATTGGACCCTGCGATTGTTGCCGAGATTGAAAAGGCACGGGATAAAGGTGAAACATCAAACTATTGGCGTAATTGGTTTTTAGTATATGGGTTAGGACAAATTGGAAACCTTCAAGGGGTTATCTTTTCCAATTGGCAAACCATTGATAAGATTCCAGATGATGCAAGGTTACTTGGTTGTGGTGTGGATTTCGGTTATACAAACGACCCTACGGCAATAGTAGCCGTATATGAGTACAATGGCCAACGAATCGTTGATGAGGTCGCATATCGTACGGGAATGCTTAATTCGGATATCGCAAAGGCGTTGCCCAACTTTGTGCCAGTGTATGCGGATAGCGCAGAACCAAAGTCAATTGATGAAATACGCAGATACGGCATTAGAATCAAGGGAGTAACCAAGGGAAAGGATTCCATCAACTACGGAATTCAAATCATGCAATCACAATCCTATTTGGTCACATCCACATCGACAAACCTAATCAAAGAACTGCGCAACTATTGTTGGGATACGGATGCCCAAGGGCGTACAACCAACATCCCAACGGGAACGGATCACGGAATTGACAGTTGGAGATATTTCGAGATGATGGCACTTGGGATTCGTGGGAACTATGGTCAATACGACATCCGATAATTTTTTTTAATTATTTTTCATTTTATATTTGGAATTACAAATAATAGGTGTACATTTGTTGAACCTTATGACAAAAGCACTTATCGAAACCAAAGAATTTTTACAAACCAAGTATCGCATTAATTGTGAGTATGTGGATAAAAATGCAGATATCCCAGCACATTTAGTGTTTCACAACTTGGATGGCATATTTGCAATTGAAAGATTGCACCCACAATTTGGCAAACTTGATGCAAAATCAAGAAAGGGAAAAGACCAAAAATTCATTAAAATACGCAATATGATTTTCAAAAAGGGTATTGGTCTTGATTTGCGAAATAAGATTATCGAACTACATAACAATAAAATGATTGGACTATGATTTTACATTGTTTATTTCGTGTGGATTAACTATATTCGCAAAGACAAATATGAGACACGGAAGTTTATTTTCTGGAATTGGGGGGTTTGACTTGGCATCCGAATGGATGGGATGGGAAAATGTTTTCCATTGTGAGTGGAACGAATTCGGTAAAAAAGTATTACATCATTATTGGCCGAATGCAGAATCATTTGATGACATAACAAAAACGGATTTTACAAAATATGCAAACAAAATTGACATTCTCACAGGAGGATTCCCATGCCAACCCTATTCAAGCGCAGGGCAACGAAAAGGCAAAGAAGATGAACGCCATTTATGGCCAGAAATGTTACGAGCAATACAAGAGATTAAACCAAAGTACATCGTGGGGGAAAATGTTTTTGGGTTGCTTAATTGGAATGGGGGAATGGTATTCGATGAGGTGCATACTGACTTGGAGTTTGAGGGGTACGAAGTCCAGGCCGTGGTTATACCTGCGGCGGCGGTCAATGCCCCACACGGAAGGGATCGAGTATGGTTCGTTGCTACCAACACCCAATTCAAGTCCACGGGAAGTGTCGGAGGAACAAACAGTGAAACGCAAAGAGATGTACGGAGGGGAAACGAAAGCGATGTACTTGGAACATTACGCAGCGATGGGGATGTTGCCAACACCATGTGCAAGGGATTACAAGGGGGACAGGAAATTAACAGATGGGGAAAACATGACCAAGAAGCGTCAAGTGTTAGGAATGAGTTTAGAACAAACGGCACGGGTGATGACAGATACCAAAGAAATGAGTGGGAAAAGTTCCCAACTCAACCCCCGATTTGTGGCGGAGATGATGGGCTTCCCACCGAACTGGACGGAATTACCTTTTCAAAGTGGCGAAACGAATCAATAAAAGCATACGGAAACGCAATTGTGCCACAAGTGGCGTACCAAATTTTCAAAGCAATTCAAGAAACGATATGACAACAAGATACCAAGAGATTCATAACCTCAAACAAGAAATCAGACGGATGCGGTTGCAGATGATTGAACAGAAGTCGGACTATGACAATTTAGTTCGTGCGTTGAAGCGTGAAATTGTCCAACCCAAAACCGACATCAATTTAGAACCAACCCCATGGCGTGAAGTATTACGGGCAATCTGTGAGGTTTACGACCTTACACCCGACACGGTGATAACAAGGTCAAGAAAACGAAGGCCATTGTATGCCCGTCACATGTTTAACCATATTTGCAGAAAGCGGTTGGAAATGACATACGAAGAAATTGGGCTAATCTGTGGGCGGGATCACTCCACCATCATTTCATCAGTGCGTGAATTTGGGGATATTTTACAGACCGACAAAGAAGTTCAAAGATACCATGCAAGGGTACACACCATCCTTCACGAAAGATTCCCATGAACATCATAAATTTTAGCGGTGGAAGAACATCCGCATACATGACCAAACGCCTAATTGATGAAGGCGGTGAATACCTTGTGACTTTTCAGAACACTGGGAAGGAGATGCCACAAACACTTGATTTCATCAATGAATGCGATAAGCGTTGGAACTTGAACATCGTTTGGTTGGAGTATAGATTTGGAAACAATTTTGAGGTGGTGACATACGAAACCGCATCGCGGAATGGTAGGCCATTTGACGAAGTAATCGCCCACAAAAAACAATTCTTGCCCAACCAAAGATTAAGGTACTGCACAACATTCATGAAGATTGACACATTGCGGAGGTATTTGAAATCTATTGGGATTACTGATTACACATCATTCAATGGAATCAGGTACGATGAACCAAGGAGGTGGAACAAAATCAAGGATTCCGAATTTGATGTTGAATTACCATTGGTTAAGTGGAAAACAACCAAAGCCGATGTATTGGCATGGTGGAAACAACAACCATTTGATTTGGGGGTGAATGAACCATACGGGAATTGCGATGGGTGTTTTTTGAAAGGGAAAGGCAAGTTGGCAATCATCGCCAAGGAAAAGCCCGAATTGTTTGATTGGTGGATTAAACACGAAACCGAAAGTGGAAGCACATTCAAAAAAGAAATCAGTTATCAACAAATCAAAGACAAGTCACAATCACAACTTGGGTTGTGGGATTCAGACCCATCGTTTGAATGCTTTTGCAACACTGATTGATAAATCCGTTTTATTGTTATGCAGTTACAAGGTTACAAAATTGAATTAGGTGCGTTGGATGAAATCAAAGCACTTGAAACCGAACCTAACAAGTTCATGGATAAGGCAATCCAATTGAAGAAAGAAGCCAAACAGAATTTCATTGAAGCCCAAAACAAATACAAAGCCATCGTTGCATTGTGTGATAAATACATCCCAATGGCCGAAAGTTTGGGAGACCCAAATGCAATTAAAATCATCAAGAACAAACGCAAAATGGCAAATGATATGGCCAAAGCGTTGAACCTTGACATCAAAGCATTGTAATCATGTTTTCATCCATACAGAAGAAGGGCAGCGATGCCCTTTTTTTGGCTCAAAACAATCGTAGTTTTTGGCGTTTTATTAGTATATGATTGAAAACAAAAAGATAATTGTACCTACCGAACTGCGTGATGTAAAGTTACATCAAATGATAACATACAACGGGTTAAAACCCGAAATGGATGATGTATCAAGGCAGTTGGAAGCGGTGGCAATCTTTTGTGACTTGACCATGTCGGAGGTTAAGAATATGCCATTTGACACACTGAAATACTGTGTGGAAAAAATCACAACCATGTTGGAATCTAAACCAACATTCACACACAGGTTCGAGTACAAAGGCATTGAATACGGATTCATTCCAAACTTTGACGAACTCACAACGGGTGAATTCATTGACATCGAAAATTACTGCAAAGAACCAAACGACCTTTGGAAAGTGTTGTCGGTTTTATATCGCCCCATTACCAAAAAAGGACAGAATGGAAGGTATGAAATCATGGCTTACAATGCCGATTTGAACTCCGCATTTAAGGAGATAGACGCGAACACTGCATTTGGTGCGATGCTTTTTTTTTGGAGTTTAGGAATCGACTTATTGAATTCTTTCCAGAAGTATTTGCGGATGGTGAGGAGGGGGGAAGTGGCGATGAAATACGCCTTACCAAAAAATGGGGATGGTTTGGAATGGTCTACCGACTTGCTAACCGAAATTTCCTCAACCTTGACGATGTGTATACAAAACCCATTCAGACCGCTCTCATGTGGACCGCTTACGAAAGTGACATTGCGAAGATGGAACAAAAAGCAATTAGAAAAAAATGAACAATAATCACATAGGCACGGCATTTGAGTTGATGAAGGATATTGCAACCGAAGAAGGTTGGAATTATTCCCATGGTACATTGACCGAACTTGATTTCAAGGCGTTTTTGGTATTCCCATTGATGCACTGTTCGATTCAATCCGTAGCATTGACA